CCAAATATACCAAGCGTAACACCTCGCTGAATTGCTATTGTATTTTTCAAAATCTCCATTCTTTGCACAATTCAAACGGCTACTGCTAACATATACGGTTTTTATGGGAAACCTTTTCAAAAATTCCCTACGCTTTTTACCTTCCACAAACTGAATGCCCATAAACATTGCAACTTTTTTTCCTCTTGGTATTATTGAAAGTGCTTTTTCTACAAATTGCTCTGCATACTTGTAAGGTGGGTTTGTAATAACATCTCCATCCCACATTTGAATATTATCTATTGCTAAAAAGTCAACTAATTCTCCTGCATAGTTCCTGTCTATTAAATCCGTGCTTCTTACATTATATCCTGCATTTAAAAGCACTTCCGATAAATGCCCACCACCGCAAGCACACTCCCAAACATTGTTTGAAAAGGTTTCTAATTCCAATAGCAATTCTAATGCCTTTGGTTCTGTTGCGTAATAATCGTGTTTTTCACGTTCTTCAATAGCGTGGCTACTTGCTCCCAGCGAAGTGAATACGCTTTTTTTGTTTCCCGTCCAATCTTTTGTCATTTCGTTATGGTTTAATTAAAAATTTCTATTCCGTTTCCAAATGAACATTCTGCTAAACAAGTCGGCACATACGCATAACAGCGGTTTGCCAAAATGCCGCAAGAAAGTTCCTGCTCAAATCCGAAGTTTCTGCTATGCGGCACTTCGCCAAGCCGTAAACCGTTAGGCGCAATAAAACTTTTAATAATTATTTCCCCCAGAGCCGTTACACATTGATAATTCCGTTTTTAATTAGAATATCTTTTACCTTTTCCCAATCAACTTGCGGTTTATCAAAATAAAATCCTTCTCCATTTTCGCCAAAGTTTCCATACAAAAGTGGGCAACCTAAAGCAGCATCATCAATGTAAAGTTGTGCGTATGCTTTCGGGCTTGTAGTCCAAGTGTGTTGCGTTGGGTTGGTTTGTATACCATACAGCGGTATTTCATTTTCTTTAAACCAATTCACAGCATCAGTTAAATAGTTGCCACTTTCTAAATGAAGCTCATTATCTTCTCCAGTTGGGTTAACTATATCACTTCGCATTGTGAATAACACTAATTGATGTCCGCTTTCAATAAGCTTCTTTAAGACAGGCACAGCACCAATGTCTTTGCCAACTTTTGGAAATTCGTGCGCTACACATGTTCCGTCAAAGTCAATGCAGATGGTAATAGGTGTTATTTTCTTTTCCATATAAATTTTTTATGTGTTTTTCTTAATCCGTTTATGCAGGCACTAATATTTGACGGAATAAATCCGCATTGTTTTGCTTCTTTCGCACTATTCCATTCTTTTACTGGGTTTAAATTTAGGTCATATTGGATAATTGGTTGGCTTGACATAATCCTCATTGCTTCTATCCTTTCTGCTGTATATCTTGTTCCCTTCAATGGATTTCTATATCCGCTTCTATATTTTTCTTTATGGGTTGCACTCATTTGTTTTTTGCTTTTGTTGCTGAACCCTTTTCTTTTAGTCCAATGATTTTCTCCGCCTTGTGCTTTTGACTTTATTTCATTTCTCCATTGCGGATGTTTAATGCCTAAATTTGCTGCTCTGATTTTATCCCTTGTGTCATTTGTTCTTTTCAGACCTAATGAACTACCAGCAACCCTACAAATATTGTAAATAGGCTTTAGGTTATCAATGTAGTGTTGCTCTCTTTCAATAAGTTTTTTTTCATCATTTACAACTTCTACATTAAATCGTTCCATACATAAATGATTTAATCCAACCAGTAACACTTGCATTTACATCTTCATAGATTCCTATCTCATAATCATAACCTACACACTCGTACCATTTAGCAGTAGTTTTTACCGCATAAATTATAGTGGCATGGTCACGTCTTAGCATCCTGCCTATGTCACTATATCCTAATCCTATAACAGATTTAAGGTTGTAAAGGACAGAAGCAATGGAGAAACGATACGCTACGATGTCACGTGTTTTTCGTAACGTAAATATCATTGGATACGCTTCTTTTAAAAATAACGACAATTTAACTATATCTATCTTATCCGGTGGAGGATTTTGTCTGTTCCGTTCAAGAAGCATTAGGCTCTCCAAATACTCCATCTTTCCGATAGGATTAAGCGTTACGAATGTTGCCGGATGGATTGTCATTGATTTCTTTTATTAATTTAAAAATAAATGTGTTTGAGTTCGGCTCTTTGACCACTTCATACTTTTCTGCTTCTTTTATCAACGCCATAAACTCGTGTTCCAATGGCGTATCAGGAGTGATGCTTAACTCCTTTGTTCCGTTTATTTTTAGTGTTACTTTCATATTAAACTTTAGTCTATTTGTGAGTTAAATAATATAACATCATTTGATTACTTCACATTTAATCTTACAACTTTCCCCATCGGTAGATGTAAAATGTATATGCGAATCTACAGTCATAGAACTTCTATTAGGCTCACATTTCCAAAACTCATGCCTTATCACTTGTTTTATATCAAAAGCCAATCTGTTAGTATCATCAATTTTAGTACTATGTATTCCTTGACTACCATTAAGTCCGTAACTTATATCAAATAATTTATTCCTAACAATCATTAATTCTTTGTCTGCAAAATCGTGATACTCATCTCTATGATTATCCCATATATTATTTTGAATGGTTGGATGGTCTTTAATTTTATCAAATTGCCCCATTCCAATTCTGCTATAAAGGTCAAGCGCATCCATAATTAAATATGCTTGTTTTTCTGTAATTTCTAACTTTACCATAATAATTCTGTGTTGTTGCATAATATCATATTAATTATTTTTCACTACAAAACGGTAATTCTTTAATTGTTTAGTTTTTTTTCGTTATTTTTTAGTGTTACTTTCATTGTGCATCTAAATTGTAATTGTTTTTAATTTAATTTTTTCAATCAACTCCCAACGCTACGCACATTTTGAAATAACTCTCCAGCGTTATGTTGATGTTTGTCTTTGTGACAAACCTCCTAACTGTCGGATATGTCAACCCTGATATGGGTGCCAATTTGTAGGCACTCATATTTTTTTCTTTCATTGCATCTACAATATGCTTGTGTGCAACGTTCATTTTTTTTGTAACTTTATTCATAGTGTGCAAATATAAGTATAGTTTTTTAATTATGCAAGTATATTTTGGTTTTTATTTTCACTTAGTTTAATTATGTTTTGTTGTATAATATTTTCGTGTTTAGTTATTACCTTTAATTTGTGTTTATAGTCCAATGTGGGGTTTAGTAGTATTTTGTTTTTAAGCCTTTCTGCAACTTTAAGTTCAAAAGAATACAATGTGCTTTCTATGTCGTATTGTTCTGTATTTTCTATATTGTAATCTAATCCTAATGCAAGATTAGATATTTCACGCACAGCAACATCTTTATTGTGTATGAAATCAGATAGTTCAAAACTTTCGCAATCTTCACTATTTATATACTCAAAAAACAATAGACATCTTTTGTTTTCAAACATATCAGGATAAAAATTTTTATCTATATTATTAAAGTAGTTTAATATATTCCACTCATTTAGGTAAATCAAAATAATACGAATTAAATGGAGTTCTATATTTGTTTCTTTCTCTATTTCTAATACAGTGTGATGTTTTTTTGGTTTTGTTGTATTGTTAAAGCCAAACTCTTTATTGTACGTTTGAAGTAATATGTCTCTTGTAATTTTATCGGGATGTAAATTAATCATCCTAATTAATTCTTTTGCCAACTTAACTTTGTCTATTATATTAAAGTCTTTTAATAAAGATATTCTATGTTTTATAAATTCTATTTTATTGGACTGTATATAACCATTGGTTTTGTTTTTTAATTCCCTTGCAATATTATCAGGGTCTTTATCTTTAGGTAGAGGACATATATAAATATTCATACCTGCTTTTAATAATTCTTCACAAGCATTAAATGTTGCCTTTAATCCAGCGTTATCTCCATCATATAAGATAACAATATTTTGTGTGTATCTCTTTAGTGTTGTAGCGTGTTCTGTGGTAAAAGCAGTTCCAAGTGTTCCTACTGTGTTTTTTACACCATTGTCAAACAAAGAAATAACATCTGTTGCGCCCTCTACTACTATGGCTTCGTCTTTTTCTGTAATGTGTTTTTTTGCAAAATACAACCCAAAAAGCTCTTTTGATTTTTTAAATACTCTATTCTCTGATGTATTAATATATTTAGGTTGCATTGTTTCAATATTTCTTCTTGCAGAAAAACCAACAACCTTTCCTATGCTATTGTGTATAGGAAATATTGTCCTATCCCTAAACGTATCATAATAAGTGTTATCGGCTTTAATTCTACATAATCCATATTTAGATACTTCTTCATTGGTAAAACCTTTTTCTATAAGGTACTTATAAAGTTGTGAGTATAAAGAAGATGTATGTCCTATTTGAAATAAACTAATCACTTCATCGCTTAACCCTCTTTCTTTTATCAGTCTATGAGACAAACTGTTTGGTAGTTTATATGTAAAAAATTCAGTAGTAACTTTATTTATTTCTAATATCTTATTGGTTTCAAGTTGGGTTGCATCTAACTCATTACCTCCATCTTCTTTTAGTTCGATTTTGTATTTATCACAAAGTGTGGTTATTGTGTCGTAAAAAGATAATGCTTCATATTTCATTACAAAAGAAATAACATCCCCTCCCTCGCCACACCCAAAACACTTATAGAAGTTGTTGTTTTGATTTACTATAAAAGATGGCGTTTTCTCATTGTGAAAAGGACAACAGGCTCTATATATACCACCTTGTTTCTTTAGGTGGATATACGAACCTATCACATCTACAATATTTATAGACGAAACTGATTTAATAGTGTTTTGTGATATTTTACCCATTATTGGTTATTAGAAGTGAATTTCTTTGGAGTATGAGTATTGTTGTATTCATCGGCTTCCCTTCTTGGGTATAACGCCAAAGTAATACAATCGTTTTTATCTTTGTTTTCTTCTATCCATTTACTGAACTTTGGTATGTAAACCCTTAATACCTGAAATGACCCATGCTTACCATTTATGGTTTTTACATTCAATCCTTCTGCTGTATTGTTATCTTTCATTATTGTATAGGTTGTTGTTAATTAAAAAAGAGTAATGTGCTAAAAGAATTGCATCGGCAGTTTTAAGCGTTATTTTCATATTTGGGTACAGCCGTTGAGCATAATTTTTTAAGTTGTTCTTATGTTCTGTTTTGCTATCAAAACCCTTTCCTGATAATCCATAATGTTTCATCCATTTTTGAGGACTGGCTTCTTCAAATGGTATTTTGTGTGCCACTATAAGTCCTCTTAAAAAACCCTTTGATTCTCCAAACTTAAAAGAAGATGAAACACCTTGTTTTGGCATTGAGTGTACATTCTCAATCATACATTTAACTATATCATACCTATCTTTAGCTTCTTGTATAAATTCAGATAAATCTGCATCTGTATTATCATTAGTTATAACATTAAGTATTTCTCTACCATTTGTTATCGCAATAGCACCCGAACCTCCTACATCTATTCCAATATAGACTTGTTCCTTGTTTTCTAAGTTAAACTCCATAATAATTAAATTTTTGGTTTGTTATTGTTAATTTGTTCTTTTGACTTCAAAATACTATCAGAAACATCGCCTTTAAACGAAATAGTTCTTAATACCTTTCTGTCTAAATTTTTACCCTCTGTTTTCCATGTTATTTTACCATATTCATCAAAATCCAATGTATCAGGCGTTTTGTTTGTAGATATATTGATATTGTCGCCCATAAACTGCCTTATAATGTTCTCTTTTAGTGTTACATCTCTTTCTAACTCTTTTATTAATTCTTTGTAGTATTTCAACTCTAATGCGTTTATAAGTTGACTTTCATCCGCTTTTATAATATCAGGTTCAGATAACCACCTTTGGTTCATAAAATCTTTATATCGTTCAGAACCATCGGCAGAAGGCTCTAATTTTTGTATTTCGTACTCTATCTTCCTTACCGCATCCATGTTTCCTCTGTTGAGTTCTAACTCTCGTTCCGCTACTAATTTTTTGGCAGGTAAAACCATTTTATACCAAAACACATAAGATTGCTCTTCTATTTGAGATATAAGCGACTTATTGGCTTCGACTGGGTAAACCCACAACTCCCTATTGTCAAGCTCTAAAAAGGCTATTTCTGCGTATTCTAAACCCATTATCATTAATTGTTGCTGAACCTGCATTACATACATGGGGTCTATACCCTCTTGCCATTTTTTGGCAACCCAAGATGACCCTGTTTTACACTCTAAAATTCCATTATCTTCCAACATTGTACCATCGGTTAATTTAAAACAGCCTTTTGTTATTAACCTGTCTATGTTCGTAAATAAATGGGGATATTTTTCATTAGATAAAACTCCGTGTACATTTCTACAATCTCTAACTTTATTGTTTTTTTCATAGTTGAAAATGTAAGAATCTTTAGTGCCGTCATAATACTTCCAAGCGTTTGCAATTAACTCTTCTTGTTGATGCCCCCAAAAAGTGTATTTGTTAGATCCCCTAAAGGCAGGTTTCAACCCTATTTTCTCATAAAAAATCTCTATACAACTACCACCCTCGTAATCATTAAGACCAAGTATTCTGCCTATATCAGAAGCTCCAATACCATTACTTCTCCTCTTGTGCCATTCTTCATCTTTCTCTGGTATGCGCTCTATATACACACCTCTTTCTTTGTTGTAATATTCCTTAGAATGCAATGTCTGTGTTGTTTGTGTTTGATTCATTTTTTTTATTATTTAAAATTGACGATAATTCATTGTTATAATCAAAACCCCCATACCCTTTTATAAAATCAAAAAATAAACTTCCCGTTTTTCCCTCCCTGTTTTTTGCTACAATAACTTCACATTTATTTGACATTTCAATTGGAGTTATATTTCTTCCGTTTTTATGTAACAAAAAATATTTACCCTCTAAATGTCCGTATGTATCTCTTTCATCTTTACTTCTTGCTTCAAAAATATTTTGAGTGTACATATCGGGTCTGTAAAACAAAACAACTACATCTGAATCATTCTCAATAGAACCTGAATCTTTTAAATCGCCAATTATAGGTCGAGGATTGGGTCTTTTGTCTAATTCTTTATTTAATTGTTGTAATATAATTATTGTAACATTTAGTTTTCTTGCTATTTTTTTTAAAGCAAACGTAAAATAACCAATAGCATCGCTTTTAGTAGTTTGCTTTGTTTCATAATGTAATTTTACTAAAGTAAGATAATCTATTGCAAAGACCTTAATGTGTTTTGTTATAGCCAAAACAATAATCTTTGCTAAAATAGAGTGTACATCGTATTCGGGATTATCGTCTATAAATAGCGGTGATGCAGAAAAAGTGGTAACAAAATTATGAAACCTGTCTTTATCTTTGTCGCCTAATAAATTGTTTCTAAAAGCATACGAATTTATTTTAAGATGAGCAGATGTTATTCTTGTAACATACGCACTTGCTCTCATTTCTAATGAAAAAACCGCACAAGGTATGTTGTTTAAAAAAGATAATCTTCTTAACACTTGAAGTAAAAAAGCCGTTTTCCCTGCCGATGAACGTGCCGCAAACGTAACCAGTGTTCCTGGTAATAAAGTAAAGTAATCGTCTATTTCTTTGTACCCTGTTGTGTATCCTAACTCTTTTTCGGATTCATTTAACAATCCAAGCATCATATCTTTTAATAATATTCCAACAGGCTTAGATGTATCAATATTTTCTCCATACAAAGAACTTTCTAATGAATTTATGGCTTCTAAAATTAATTCATCTGGAGGTATTTCGCCTTTTTGTGCTTTGTTTAAAATGTCTTTGGCTACATCTACTTGAACCCTATATAAATAGTCTTTTTTTAATACTTCTATCCTTAATTCAAGTGTTGGAAGACTAAGTGTATTGCTTGTTATTTCACTATATACATCATCACCTATTTGTTGATAATGATTATTCTTTATTAACCTATCTTTTACTGTAAAAAAATCAACCTCTGATTGGTTAATAAATAAGTCATAAATCGCAGAAAAAACGTATTGAGATATTTTATACTCAAAAAACTCTTTCTTGTTTATTTTTTGAATTGCAATAACCTTGTTGGGTTCATCGTTGATTATCGCACCTAATATTGAAAATTCTAACTTTAAATCTGACATAGGTATTATTTTGTATTTAACTCAATATTGGTATCATTAATAGCATTAAGTTCTAATCTATAATTATGTGTGTAGTATTGGATTGTTTTTGGGCTTATGTGTCCTAATTTTGCCGATGCTTTAGTTTCATCATTTGTAGCATTAAGTGTTTTAAAAGCGGCTGTATAACGTATGCTATGACTTGAATAATCCTCTAATCCAACTGCTTCAAATAATTGTTTTATTCTCTTGCAAAATACTGTAACATTTAAAGGTTTATATCTTTCGTTTTTATTAAAATGAAATTTATGCTGTATAAATAAAGGCTCGTTTTTATCATAAAAACCTCTTGTTCTAAGGTAGGTGTTTATGGCTTTTAATGTGCCATCGTGTACTCTACACACTAATCTTCTGCCCCCCTTTTGTGTACTGTCTATTATTGTGTAGTTATTGCCAAAAGCATCACTAATAGTCTTAATGTCGCTTATCTTAATACGAAATGGCTCTCCTACCCTCATTCCTGTTGATTGTAGTAGTTTTAATATGGCATAATCTCTTATATCTGCCGATTTTCTAAAGTCGAATAATTTGTATATTTCTAAAAACTTCTTATCTGAAATAACATCTTTATTTCCACCCTCATATCTATATTTTTTAATAAACAGCCTATTGTAAACTTTATTCTCAAATTCAGTATGAGAATCTAAATATTCAAAGAATTTCTTTAAAGTGTTAGACACTCTGAAAACGTGAGATTCTTTGTAATTATAATGCAAAGAATTAATATAATCTTGGATGCAGTTCCAGTTTAATGGCTCACCACACTCTTTTAACATTTTGTTTAAAACAGAACGATAATTCATTGCAGTATTTTTGGCTACCTGTCTCCATGCAATAAATTCTTCTACATGTTTTTCTAAATTTATTGCTTTTACTTGCAATGGGTGTAGTGGTATTATTCTACACTCTTTAGGTTGGGTTTTTTCTTCTTGGTATTTAAAATCGAGATTCATAATGAAAGTATTTAAAATAGTATTACATTTGCAAAGATAATAAAATTTAAACAAGTAGTATTAAAAAAATGAAAAAAAATAAACACACAGATTTAATTCCTATTTTAGAAAGTAATAAGGTTCAGATAATTAACGACTTAGTTATGATAATGAAGCATAAAAAAATTAAAAGACGAGTTTTGTGTTCGGAAATAGGTATTAGTTATACGTTTTTAAGTGATGTATTAAATATGAAAAAGAATCCGTCTTATGATACATTGATTTTAATAGCCAAAGGTATAGGTGCTAGTGTTAGAATAATTGTAGAATATTAAATATGTTTATGAGGAAGTGAAAATAATTATCTATCTTTGTAAAGGAAAAGATACGATTGCCGATTTGTATCAATAATTTACTTGCCTTTTGATTTGAAGTTCGTACGGCAATCCGAACTGATAATCGAAAGGCATTTTTTATTTTATTATGGAAAATTTAAATAGAAAATTTGAGGGAATTTGGATTCCAAAAGAATTGTGGTTTGACCAAAATTTAACCTTACAGGAAAAAATATTTTTCATTGAAATCAACAGCCTTGATAATAATGATGGTTGTTATGCTTCTAACGAATATTTTGCTAAATTCTTTGGTTTAAGTAAAACAAGGGTAAGCCTGATTATAAAATCTTTGATTGATAAAAAGTACATAAAATCGACATTTATTTACAAGGAAAATTCAAAAGAAATTGAACGCAGGGTACTTAATATTTGTTACACACCCCCTTTAACAAAAGTTAAATACCCCCCTTTAACAAAAGTTAAATACCCTCCCCAAGAAAAGTTAAAGGATAATAATACAGTATTTAATAATACAGTATATATAAATAAAGAGAAAAAAGAAAAAAACTTTAATTTTAGAGATACTACCGTATTAGAAGATAAAGAGTTTATAGATATATTATTAGTAAATAACAGTATAGATGAAATAAAAAGAGTAATAACAGAAACAATGAATTATCATAAAACGATAAATAATAATATATCCACTATAAAGCTAAAAGAACATATAGTTAATAAGTTAAAAAAAGAAAAAGAAAAAAAAGAAAAAAATAAAGGCGTAATTTTAGGTTCAACATTTCAAAGAGGAAATTTCTTATGATAAAAATATCAAAAGGTAGGGTTTTAATAAGACCATTCAAATACAACACAATAAACGAAAACAACTTGCTTTTGCCTGAAAACTTTAAAAGGTTAGAATCTAAAGCAGAGGTTATAGCTGTATCGGAAGAAACAGATGATTTTGATTCTTGCAAAGTAGGAGACATAATTTTGTACGATAAGTATGTAGGCTACGAAGTTAATATCAATAATGAACGATATGAGATAATAGAAAATACCGATGTTGTTTGTATTATAGATAATGGAAATTATAAAATACCTTACAATTACGTTTTAGTAAAAACAATTACCGAAAGAGGAGAATCGGGCGTAGGAAGTTTAGTATTTGATACATCTTGGCAAAAAGAACGATTTAATCACACCTTTGCACAAGTAATTACTCCACCACAAAAATTAATACATTGTGGAGAACAACTTAGAAATAAAGACCTATATTCAGATGACTTTATTAGAAAAATCAACAACCACTCATTAGGTTTTGCAGTTTATGAAAACAAAGTAGATTTAGAGTATGGAGATATAGTACATTTCCATTATTTAGCCATTGAGGGGGCTTTAGTGTCGGGATATGTTATAGTAGATGAAATAACAAAAGAAAGGCTGTATATTATCCGATATGACTTATGTTATGCAAAAGAGGATAAAAAGGGTATAAGTTTTATAAATGGGTTTTTGGGATTAAAAGTAGAAGATATATCTGAAAGTAAGGAAATGGAATCGGGTTTATATTCTGTAAATTTAGATAGCAAGAATTTAAAAAAATGGGGCTACGGCGAGGTAGTCTTTATGTCCAAACCTAATAGCGGATATATGTTTTATGATATAAATGAAAACTTTTTATCAATAAAAGTAGGCGACTTAGTAAATTTTAAACCTACAAAAAAAATGATGATAGGCAATAATTCACTCTTAAAGAATGAAAAATTAAAAGAAATTACTATAATTCAAAGAAAAGATATTAATTTCGCTATCAATTAAAAATTAAAATTAAGAATATGGATTTTTTATTTTCACAAGAAGGCAGAAACAAAATTAAACAAGGCATAGACACCACAGCAAATGCAATCAAAGTAACATTGGGTGCAAAGGGTAGGAATGTTATTATCAGAACCTCTAACAATCGACCATACATTACAAAAGATGGTGTTACAGTCGCAAACAGTATTTATTTAAAAGACCCTGTTGAGGACATGGGTGCAACTTTGGTAAAAGAAGCGGCGATAAAGACAGTAGAACAAGCAGGAGATGGAACTACAACTGTTTCGGTTTTATTACAAGCATTAGTGGATAAATGTAATGAGCAGTTGATGAAAAAAGATGTGAACATTTTAGAGTTGAAGAAAGGCGTAGAAGATGCGGTTGTACAGACTATACAGTATTTAAAAGAAAACTCTATTAAGGTAGAAAACATAGATATAGTTAAAAATATTGCCACCATATCAGCTAATAACGATGAGTTTATAGGAGAATTATTATTTAATGCCTTTAGTAAAGTTGGTAAAAATGGATACGTTACAATAGAAGAATCGAACAACCATGAAACATCTGTATCCATAACAGAGGGGTTAATGATTGATAGAGGCTATATTAGGTATGATTTTATTACCAATGTGCCAAAAATGAGGGCAGAACTTAACGATGTTAAAATCTTAATAGTAGAGAAAGTAATACAAAACCCAACAGAAATACAAGGAATATTAAACGAAGTTGTAAAGCTGAATAAATCGTTATTATTAATTGCTGATGATATACAAGGTGGTGCTTTAGAGTTTATAGCATTAAACAAGCAAAGAGGAACACTAAAGGCTTGTATTATAAAATCTCCATCTTTCGGAGAAGAAAAAAGTGTTTTATTAAGAGATATAGCACTTTGTACTGGAGCGACTGTAATATCAGATGCTACCGGTATGCATTTAGATAAGGTTCAATTTAAACATCTTGGAACAGCAAGTAAAGTAATTTGTGAAAAAAACACAACCTATATCATTGATGGCAAAAGAGATATACCTAAATACATAGAAACAACAAAAGAGTTAGAAACACTTATTGAGGACAACAATGACAGTAAAGATAGAGATATAGAGTTTGCAAAAATCAGATTAGCCAAATTACAAAACAACATGGCAACCATAAAAGTAGGTGGAGTTTTGGAAACAGAAATGCGAGAAAGAAAAGACAGAATAGACGATGCAGTTTCAGCAACTAAATCGGCAATAGAGGAAGGATATATCGCAGGTGGCGGTTCATCTCTTTTAAGGGCATCTGACAGCCTAAAATTTTCAGGCAATAAAGATTATGACTTAGGTGTAGATATTGTAAAATACGCACTATTACAGCCTTTCTCTCAAATATTAAAGAATGCTGGAGTAGAAAATATAGAAGAAATAGCAGAAAAAATCAAAAAAACACCTAATTTGGGGTATAACGCTAAAACAAACAATATAGAGGATTTATTAGAATCAGGAGTGGTTGACCCTATAAAAGTAATAAGGGTGGCTTTAGAAAATGCGTCATCTTCTGCTACTATGTTTTTAATTTCAGAATGTGTAATTTATTAATATTATGGTACTATATTTTGACAATATACTTATAAAGCCTATACAACAAGAGGATAATGGAATATTATTTATGCCTGATTATATGAAACAAAAGCCGAACAAGGGTTTAGTTTTACAAGTAGGTACAGGTAAACCGAATGAACCTATGATGTATAAACCACAAGATGAGGTTTATTACAGAAACGGAAGTCCTACCGAAATAGAAATCAAAGGAGAAACTTTATTGTTAATTAAACAGAGTGATATTTTGTTTAAAATATAGATTATATGTATAAAAAAGAGGATTTTGATAACTTATATTGGAATCCTTTTGGTAATCCAAAAGGTGTTCGTAAACTATGGAATACATTAAATTTATATAGCGAATTTAACCAAAACCTTGTAATAATAGAGGAAGATTTATTTTTCAATTATATGGAGTTAGTTTACCATAAAGATAGTATTATGGTAAAAGACTATGATAATATAAATGATAGAAAGATAAAAGCCTTTGAATTTCTGTTAGAAGAAAGTTTTAGTAAATTTTCAAGTGGTGTTAAGCGAATAATTAACGGAGATAGTTCTACGGCAAATAAGATGTGTATTCGATTTTGCACCATGCAGAAATCACAAGAATACGCATTGTTAGCCACTTCATATATAGCCTATGATAAGTTATTATTTGAAATGGAAAGAAATCTAAGAGAAGGTGATATTTCAGATGCGATTATAATGACAGAAAAAACACAAGGTTCTTTAGAAAAGATGTTAAATCGAATAAATGAGTTAAAGAAAGTAGTTCTTATGTCTGATAAGATAATAGAATCAGAAGTTGACGATGATTTATTAAAATATGCAAGAGTAGAGGGAATTACAGAATTAGTAGTAAAAGGTAAAGTAAAAATGCCTAAAAGATAATGTATATTTTAGATAGGAAATATAACAACAAAGAGGAATTTATTATAGTAAATGACTTAGATGAAGATTTAACACCTATTGTTTTTAAGTGTCCTGATATTCCTAATGATAAAGATATTTTATTTAACAAAACAGCCACATCTAATCAAAAATGGAGAATAATACCTAAGCCTGAAAGGATGTCTAACCTTGAAAATAGAATTTACAAAGAAGTTTCAAGACACAATAATATAGTTACAAAAAAACCCGACAGAAAGATTTTTGCCGATGAAATCCATAAAGAATTAAGAAACAACAAAAGTAAATACAATGACCTATGGAATTGGTATCTTACGGAATGGGATAGGAGGTTAAATGGTGTTTGGTTCTTTAATAACGGAGTAAGAACCTATATTACAGGCAAAATGTATTATTGGCTAAGTTATTGGTCGATAATAGAGGGTAAGCCAACTTACAGAGATAAAGAAAGACGATACTTTCATTTTATGACAGAGGGGTTAAAAGATGATGCTTGTTTAGGTATTGTCGAGATGACAAAAAGGAAAGATGGGAAGTCAATAAGAGCCGCTTGTGCTTTATTTGAAGAAATGTCAAGAATGACAAACAGACATTGTGGTATTCAATCCAAAAACGACACGGATGCAGGAGATTTGTTTGATAAAGTTATTATGGGATGGAAGGGTATGCCATATTTTTTCCAGCCACTACACAACCATTTTCTAAGAGACCCTTCTAACAAATTAGAGTTTAAACTAAACGATGGCGAGTTATTTAATGAGCAATTAGAATTAGGAAGTTGGCTTGATTTTCGTTCAGCCAAAGCATCGGCTTACGATAGTACATATTTAGGGTTTTACATATCAGACGAAGAGGGTAAATTAGAGGTGGTTGATGCCATGCAAAGGTGGCAGACAGTAAAACCTGCAATGCGAGACCCTTTTGGAAAAAGGACAGGTTTTTCTATTCATACAACTACATCGGAAGATACAGGTAGGTATGGATTAAAAATATTTAAAGATATATGGAAAGGGTCAAGTTATCATGAAAAAAATGAATTAGGTTCAACAGCAACAGGATTATGGAGATTGTTTTTTCCTGCGTATGATGGTTTAAAAATAGATGCTTATGGTAATTCTCTTCTAAAAGAATCGAAGAAAAATTTAGATATTGAGCGCAATGACTTTAAACAAGGTTCAAATGCATATATAAGGAACATAAGAAAAAATCCTTATTCAACAAGAGAATGTTTTATTATAGATTCAGGGAGTTGTCCTTTTGATAAAGGGTTACTAAACAGCAGGTTAAATTTTTTCTTTAATGGCAATGATTATCTTATACGAGGTGATTTTTTATGGAAGAACGGAATAAAAGACACAGAGGTTGAGTTTATACCCAACAGCGAATCGGGTAAATTTTTAGTTAGCTATCTTTTGCCTGAAACTCAAAGAAATTTATACAAAATAAAAGCAGGTAAAAAGCAACCATCAAACAGTATGTCTTTTGTGGCAGGAGGTGACACTTTTAATTTTGATAAAACAGAGGGTGAGGGTTCAAACGGAGGAGGTGCGGTATTTATGCGATATAATCCTATATTAGAAAATCCATTAAGCAAAATTGAATTAGAGATATTAACAGAAAAAGAGTGGAACGATGTAATGTTTAAATACAAAACAAATAGATTTTGTTGTACATATAATAACAGACCACCGAGTAAGGATGAGTATATAGACGACATGATAAAAATGTGTGTGTTTTATGGTTGTTATATGTTTCCAGAGATGAACCATCCACACATTCAAGATGGATTTAGAAAAAGAGGATATGGTGCTTATTTATTACACCAATACGATGAAAAGAAACAAAAAATCAAAGACAATTCAGGTGCAGTAACCAATGACCTCACAAAAGACAATCTATTTACAGTATCGCAAGACTATTTATTAGCCAATTGTCAACATGAGTTCCATAACGATTATTTAGAGGAATGTTTATCTGTATCTTATGAAACAATGACAGATTATGATTTATTTACAGCGTGTTCTTATGCTTTATACGCCAACAGTCTAACCTTACATATTATTGAAGCGGCTAAATTAAGAGAAGAAAAATTAAAAAATCTAAGGAAGAACTCACAAAAGATGTATTTTTCAGAAGTTCAGACAATATTGTAATTATTTTTATTTATCATTAATTTTGGACTATGAAAGGTATATCAAATTTTATAGATAATTATAAAGGAGCAGAAAACCTAAAGAAGTACAGGCTACCCGATGACGATATTAATCCTAAAAAAAAGGAAGACATGGATTATTGTGTATCGGTAATGAAATATCTATTTACGCTTGGGTGTAATGGAATATTAGTTAAGGGAGGTTATTTAAGTGGGCTTTTGGGAGATAGCAAATATAGTGAGCTACGTTCTTATGCAAGAGGCAAGGTAGATGTAAACAAATATAAATCAGAATTATTAGGTAAGGATAACAATAACAACCAACGTAAAAAATCGTATTATAACATTTCGTGGGGGCAGGACACAGGACACGTTAAAACCCGTGACCAAATCATAGGTAGTTATGATAAAATGGATTATGAGATATTAGTTAGTGCTACCGACCCAGCATCACAAAAGAAAAGAGAAAAAGAAATAGCAGGGTTAAAAATATGGCAAAACAAGACATTTAAAACATTTGTAGGAAACATTGGGATAGATATAGGTCAAGGAGATTCTGACATGTTTGAATCCGAAGAAGATGTTGATTTATATGTTAAAACAGGAGGGTTAAAACTTCAAGAAGAGATAAAAATGAAGAAAGCCATAGGTGTAACAATGTCTGAATCGAGGTGGAAAATGCTAAAGATGATGTTAATGAATGATATGGTTGACTTAGGAATATCTTGGACTAAAGCATACATAGACTATTCTATAAACGTGCCTATGTTAAGATACGTTGACCCTAATATGTTACTTGTTCCATGCAGTAAATATCTTGATTTTAGGGATATTACAATGTGTGCAGAGATAAGAGAAATGACAATTGCAGATGTTCGTAATGAAAGCGAACTTACAGAATCTCAATTAATGCAAGTGGCTAAATGTTACGGATTTGAACAACCTTTTGCCAGTACACAACATCGCAATTTTTATAAAGACAACGGTTTTTATCCTTATGACCATATAAAAGTAACAGTATTAGATGGAAGTTGGCTATCTTCTGATGTAAAAAAATACAAAAGTAAAATTATAGAAAAATATGGTTCTTTGTCTTATACGGAAAAGGAGTTTGATTATGAATTAAGAAAAGATGATGAAAAGAAAGGGGCTAAATTAGATGTAAAAAGGACACAATATGAATATGAGGGCAAGTGGATTATAGGTACAGATTTTGCTTTTGGGTATGGAAGAGCTGATTTACAAATAAGAAGCGGTAAGAGTGGCTATAAAAAGGCATTTTTATCTTATATAGGAGCAACCACAGGAGTAATATCAAAAGTGGAAAGAATGATACCAGATGTAGATATGATAAACTTATTGACATTCAAACGAAGAAATGCAATAGCGGCAATACCTGCACCTCCCGGACTTATATTTAACAAGACAGCTTTTGAAAACACAGAAATAGATGGACAAATCAAAACACCTATTGACTTGTATAATATGCTTTTAGAGAAAGGTATATTAACAATAGACACGGAAGACACACACGGAAATCCTATATCTAATATACATTCTATTGTAGCACCAATACCAAGTGTTGCTTTTGACCAATTTAGAATATACACCGAAACAATAAATGAACACAGAAGAAATATTCAAATAAATACAGGTATAAATGATTTAGTGGATGGTTCTACTAACAATGAAAGGATGTTAAAAATGCAAGGTGAAGCCAAGATAGAAGCGGCAAACAATGCTATGCAACCTGAATACTCTATGATGAGTGATATTATAGAAAGAGTATATACGTCAACAATGTTAAAGTGGCAAGAATTAGCAAGGCGAGGCAAGTTAAGTGTAGAAAATTCACCATTAGACGAAGATGATATAGAGATATTAGAGTTAAATGAAGATATATCCGACATAAAGTTCGGGTTAAAGATAAAATTAGGTTCTACACTTCAAGAGCAACAATTACTAATGCAGAACATACTTAGTTTATCACAGTTTAGAAAAACAAGCGGTGGAGTTGGAGGTATAACCGAAGATGTTTATTTGGCATTATATAGGGTTATAAAATCGGGTAATATACCTAAAGCTCAACTTATGATAGCAAAAGCAGTAAAAGAACAAGAGAAGTTGGACATGATACGCAAACAGAAAGATGTAGAACACGCAAGTATGCAAAACCAACAAGCGGCAGTGGTAGCAGGGGAAGAAAACAGAAAAACATTATCGGTTGAGTTTGCATCTAAATCAGCATTGTCTTATCAAGAATTTATACAAGATGCTAATTTAGAAGCCATAAAAGCAGACTTAAAAGATGGAGTATTAGACAATGAGGTACAAAGAAATATGTTATTAAAAATAACAGAGGGTATAAAAGATAGTGTAGGGCAGTTCAATATGTATGGATTAGGAGTAGCACAACCACAAGGGGGTGGTCAAAACCAACAAAGCATATCTCAATAAAAAAAATACAGACTATTGTTTTTTTAATAAAAGTATATTTACTTTGTAGTATTATTAAGATAAATTAAGAAAAATGAAAGGATTATATTTCAATGATGATGTTGAAGGCGGAGGTGG